TCAATAAAATGGCAGGGTCATTAAAAGATTACATTAATGAAAAGGGGACATGGAGATTTATGGAGGAATACAGAAACTTCTTGAATCAACATACTGCTTGGTACAGACCTTGTAATCCTGATAAAATTCTTAACTGGCAACAGAAGATTGAAGTTAATGCTGGTGGAAGAAAGAAAGACGTAGGTCTTAACTCTGTGATTATTGGTTTATCACTTGATAAAGATCCTACAAACGGTGTCGGTGGTCCTTGTAATCTGTTCTTTCATGAGGAGGCTGGTATTGCTCCAAACATGGATAAAACTATGGAGTATCTTTTACCAGCATTAAAGTCTGGTATGATTTATACAGGGATGTTTGCAGCTGCAGGTTCTGTCGGTGATCTAGATCAGTGCGAACCATTAAAAGAAATGATTCTGCAACCTGACTCAAAAGATATTCTTGCAGTCGGTACTAATCTGCTTAATGAAAACTGGGAATACGCTGAATGTGGTTTGTTTATTCCTGAACAATGGTCAATGTTACCATGTATTGACGAATTCGGTAACTCTCTTGTTGAGCAAGCCTTAGAAATGATTATTGAAGAGCGTAAAGATTGGAAGAAAAAACTTAAAGCTCAAGATTATCAACTCCGTATTTCGCAGAAACCTATTAACATTGAAGAGGCTTTTGCAAACAGAAAGGTCTCAATATTTCCATTACATTTGGTAAATGCACAGTTAAGAAAAATTGAAGAAAGAGAATATTATACTGAATATGTAGATTTATACAGAGACGAAAATGGCAAGATCGCTGTTCGCGAATCGCGAAAACTACCGATTAGTGAATTTCCGCTTTCTCCAAAGACTACTGACAAGGAAGGTACAATTGTAGTATATGAGCGACCTGTTGAAGATCCTACTTTTGGAATGTATTATGCTTCCGTTGACCCTGTATCTGAAGGTAAAACAACTACATCAGATTCACTGTGCTCGATCATTGTTTACAAAACCCCTGTAGAAATTACCAAGAAGAAAAGCGATGGTTCTGTTGAAAGTCATGTTGAACGTGATAAGGTAGTTGCTGTATGGTGTGGGAGATTTGATGACTTAAACAAAACCCATGAGAGATTAGAAAATATAATTGAGTGGTACAATGCTTGGACTATTGTAGAAAATAACATTTCGTTGTTTATTCAGCATATGATAGCTCGAAGAAAACAGCGATATCTTGTACCCAAAAATCAAATTCTCTTTCTTAAGGACTTAGGTGCAAATACAAACGTCTTCCAGGAATACGGATGGCGTAACGTTGGTAGTATATTTAAAACGCACCTTTTGAGTTATGCAGTTTCTTTTTTGACGGAAGAACTGGATCACATCACAAAAAGTGACGGGGAAATTGTAAAGACAACATATGGTATAGAGAGAATTCCAGACCCAATGCTGCTTAAAGAGATGCAAGCATATAGGGAAGGTTTGAACGTTGACCGCTTGGTTAGCTTTGCAGCACTTGTTGCTTTTTCTAAAATACAACACTCTAACCGAGGTTATGCTAGAAAAACTGAGTATGAGAACACCAATTTGGAGAACTCACCAAAAAATAGTAACTTAAAAATGAGTCCCTTTAGGCATATTGGAGGTTCCAGAAACACTACTTTAAGCTCAGGAAAGCCTAGGAACCCGTTTAAGAACTTTCGATAATAGACATTAATCCTATGAAAGATGCAAATATTTAATGCATTACAGATAAAAAACGGCGCTAAAGCTGAATATAATCGGTTGGGTACAATTACTCAACCCATACAGTTTTTGTCTACAAAAGACAAAACAGAAGAATGGGGTGCCTGGAATATGGACTGGTATGAAATGCAAGGACTTAAGCAGATTCGAAGAAATGCCCGTAAACTTCTCAAAAACTATAAGCTTGCAAATGGTGTAATTGATAAGACTGACTACATTATTGAAGAGGATAATGAACAGGCGGATCTTATCAATATTCTCACAAAGACTGATGAGTCGGCTTTAGAGCTTAAGTTTTTCCCAATCATTCCTAATGTGATTAATGTCCTGTCCGGTGAATTTGCTAAACGTAATGACAGGATAATGTATCGTGCTGTTGATGAGATCTCTTATAATGAGATGCTTGAAGAGAAGCGTCTTATGGTAGAGCAATATCTATTATCTCATGCTGAAGCAAAGATGATGGAAATGCTGATGGCACAAGGAATGCAAATGGATTCTGAAGAAGCTCAACAAGCTTTAAATCCTGAGAATCTTAAGTCTTTACCCGAAATTGAAGCATACTTTAAAAAAGACTATCGCTCAATGATTGAGCAATGGGCTATGCATCAGCATCTTGTTGATGAAGAGCGTTTTAAATTGAAAGAACTTGAGAACATGGCTTTCAAGGATATGCTTATTACGGATAGAGAGTTCTGGCATTTTAAAATGAATGAGGATGACTACGAAATTGAATTGTGGAATCCTGTATTGACTTTTTATCATAAATCACCTGAAGTAAGATACATTTCACAGGGTAACTGGGCTGGTAAAGTAGATCTTATGAGTCCTTCAGATATCATTGACAAATACGGTTATATGATGACTGAAGAGCAACTGAGATCCTTAGAAGCAATCTATCCTGTTAAAGCAGCCGGTTATGCAATTTCAGGATATCAAAACGATGGTACTTTTTACGATGCCACACGTTCTCACAAATGGAATACAGAAGGTCCATCATTGGGTTACCGTCAGTTCGTCAGTGTTAACGACCGTTTCCTTGGACAAGGTGACGATGTGATCACACAGATCTTGGAAGAATCCGAGGACCTTTATGATTATGGTACTACAAATCTTTTAAGAGTTACTACTGTTTATTGGAAATCTCAGCGTATGCTTGGTTATTTGACACGTATTGAAGATGACGGTAGCGAAATTAAAATGATTGTGGATGAGAACTTTAAAGTGACAAATAAACCCATGTATGACACATCTGTTGTTAAAAGAAAGACAGCAGATAACTTAGTATATGGTGAACACGTTGAGTGGATCTGGATTAATGAGGTTTGGGGAGGACTTAAAATCGGACCTAATAGACCTACTTTTTATGGTAACGCAGATGCAACGGGACTTGCACCTATTTATCTTAATGTAAAACCTGTAAAATTCCAATTTAAAGGTGACTTTACACCATACGGATGTAAGCTACCTGTAGAAGGTTCTGTTTTCTCAGATAGAAACAGTCGTTCAGTAGCTCTTGTGGATAAGATGAAACCTTTTCAGATTGGTTATAATCTTGTAAATAATCAGATTGCAGATATTCTTATTGACGAGCTGGGTACTGTTATCATGCTTGATCAAAATGCTTTACCTCGTCAATCAATGGGTGAAGACTGGGGACAGAACAATTTTGCAAAAGCTTATGTAGCAATGAAGTCTTTCCAGATGTTGCCTCTGGATACTTCTATTACAAATACTGAAAATGCACTTAATTTTCAGCATTATCAAGTATTGAATTTAGAACAAACACAACGTTTGATGTCTAGAATTCAACTGGCAAATTATTTTAAATCACAAGCATTTGAAACTATTGGTATTTCACCTCAACGTCTTGGCGCTGTTAATGCTCAGGAAACTGCTCAAGGAATTCAGCAAGCTGTAAATAATTCTTATTCACAAACTGAAACTTATTTTATTCAGCATTCTGAATATTTGATGCCTAGAGTTCATCAGATGCGTACAGATCTTGCGCAATACTATCATTCACATAAACCTTCTGTTCGTCTTCAGTATATGACAGGAATGGATGAAAAAGTGAATTTTGAAATGAGCGGTACTGAAATGCTTGCTAGAGATCTTAACATCTTTGTTACAACAAAGGTGAATCAAAAACAGATAATGGAGCAAATCCGTCAGCTTGCTTTGAGCAACAATACTTCGGGTGCATCTATTTATGATCTCGGTAAGCTTGTTCAAGCTGATTCTCTTGCTGAAATTAGCCATACTCTTAAAGGTATTGAAGAGAAAACTACTAAAGCTAAGCAACAAGAAATGCAGCAAATGCAAGAAATTGAGCGTATGAAGCAAGAAGGTCTTGATAAGCGTTTGATGGCAGAGCAGCAATACAAAGCAGAACAAGCGCAACTTGAGCGTGATAATGATGTACGAGTTGCTGAGATTAGATCTGCTGGATATGGTGCTATGGTTGATCTTGATAAGAATAATCAATCTGATTTTAGAGATACTCTTGATTATTTAGATAAAAAAGATCGTGCGGATCAAGAATTAAATATACGTCGTGAAGCATCTGTTGCAAAGAACGCAATTGATCAGCAAAAACTTGATTTGAAAAGACAAGAGTTACAAACAAGAAAAGAGATTGCTCAGAAGCAAGTAGAGGTCGCAAAGACTAATAAAAACCGCTTTGATTAGAAAGATTGATAAAAGCTAAAAATACGTTAGCGATATAATCCCAAAAATGTCACACATTCTTTTCTAAAACTAACTTTCAAAAGTTTAGAAATAAATTATAATGTGTAGATTATTAATGTAGAACAACAAAGAAACCAACACTTTAAATTATGGCTACAGACAAAAACCAATCTACGAATGTAGAATCTGTAACGCTCTCTGACATCGATGATTTTCTTCCTATGCCAAGTGCAGAGGATGTATTAACCGGAGATGGCGGAAGTGATGCAAAAAAACCAAGTCTCTTTTCAAGAAACGCAGCAGTTGATATGAGTTTTCTTGAAGATGATGAAAAAAATGAACCTGCTGATGACAAGAAAAATGATTCAGTAGATGATAAAAAAGATCCAATTAACACAGATGATGTTTTGGATGATTTGAATCCTTCCGGTGAGGATGAATCAGACGAAGCTGATTCAAAAGCTGGAAGAAAAAAAGTTGACAAAAGCGGAATGGTTGAAACATTCGCTAAGTTGATTGAAGAGGGTCTTATCATTCCCTTTGAAGATGATAAAAAATTAGAGGAGTACTCTATGAAAGACTGGAAAGAGCTTCTTGAAGCAAATTTCCAAGAGCGCGAAAAAGCGATTAGAGACCAAACTCCTAAAGAGTTCTTTGAATCACTACCCGATGAACTGCAATATGCAGCTCGTTACGTAGCAAATGGTGGAACAGACATTAAAGGTTTGTTCAGAGCACTAGCTCAAGTTGAAGAGACTAAGTCTTTTGATCCTGAAGCAGATGCTCACCATGTGGTACGTCAATATTTGAGAGCAACCAATTTTGGAAGTGACACAGATATTGAAGAGCAAATTAAAGAATGGGAAGACTTTGGAACGCTTGAGAAAAAAGCGGGAAGCTTCAAACCCAAACTTGAAAAAATGCAAGAAGAAATTCTTGAAGAGCAGATTCAGCGTCAAGAGCAATACAAAAAGCAACAAGAAAAAGCTGCTCGTGATTACATGAATAATGTATACGAAACGCTAAAAGTTGGTGACTTAAATGGTGTAAAAATCGATAAGCGTACACAAACATTCTTGTTCTCAGAATTGACTGATGCCAAATATCAATCTATGTCGGGTAAGCAAACAAATCTACTAGGACACCTCCTTGAGAAATACCAATTCCAAGAACCTAGATATGATTTAGTTGCTGAAGCGCTTTGGTTGTTAGCAGATCCTGATGCTTATAAAGATCAGATTCGTCAACAAGCAAAGAATCAAGCAACACAAGATACAGTTCGAAAGCTGAAATCTGAAGAAGCAAGAAAAATTGCAGGAACAGTAGCTGACGAAAAAGAAGAAAAAGCCGGAAGAAAAATTCCTCGTCCGTCAAACATATTCAGAAGAAGTTAAACCTTTAACAAAATAACAATTTAATCCTAAAACCCTTTCAAAAATGAGTACACCTGTTCTTAACAATGGTCTATTCCTGAGAGACACTAACTACAAGGTTAGTTCTCACGTGGACAGCTACCACCTGGTGAACATGCTCAAGAGTGCAGAACCCATGGATTTGGGTCCTGTAGACTTGTGGGCAATGACCCAGAAGGTAGAAATGCCTCTTTATCAGATGGCATCTTTTGGTGGTAAAAACACCATTCTTGTAAATAACCCTCGTGGTGAATACAAGTGGCAAACACCTATCGTACAAGATCTTCCTTACATTACTGAAGACGCTGAACCAGGCGCTTCTGCAAATGTTGGAAAAGATGGTACATCTTTCAAAATTAAAGTAAACAAGCGTTCTTTCGGACATGGTGATATCATCACCTACGACAAGTACAATGGTGCTGAAATGTACGTTACTGCAGAAGACATTCTTCCTACTGGTGACGGATTCCTTTACACTGTTCAGCTTGTAAACAACGACAACCAAAAAGGTCTTGACAAAAATTTTGTTAAGCCTGGTACTAAGTTGTTCCGCAAAGGTTCTGCTCGTGGTGAATACGGTGAGCGTTTCTCTGATATCGGAGAATTGAGCACTGGATTCCGTGAGTTCTACAACTACGTAGGTGGTGCTGAAGCTCACGTACACTACAGTGTATCTAGTCGCGCTGACTTGATGATGAAAGGTGGTATGCAAGCTGATGGTAGCGTACCTGTAACTGAAATCTGGCGTTCATTCGATAAGAATATTGATCCTTCAATTACTTCTATCGATGCTATGGTTGCTAAAATGGGTAAAGACTACATTAAGCGTGCTTACGAGAGCGGTACTTTGTCTCGTTCTTTCGTAACTAACTTGGAAGCAGCTCACTTGACTAAAATTGCAACTGACATCGAAACCTACTTGATGTGGGGACAAGGTGGTCGCGTTAAGCAAGATGGTCCAGATGATATCCGTTTGTCAGTGGGTCTTTGGAAGCAGTTGGATAACTCTTTCAAGCGTATCTACAA